CGCTTTTTAGTTGAATCATTAGAATTAATGATAAGAAGAAGAGAAAGGATAGGGACAATTTATCCCCACCCTTGATATAATTATCCAACTCCATAACCTTATCCCGTGGCTTGAAATAGTAAATTGATCTTTTAATAAGATTAATTACTTTCATGAATTTGCTTTGTCTAAATCTAGACTCATTTTCATTTTGATTAACTATGTTAAAACATATAGTAGCCTCAATAACTAAATTATTGGCAGCTGTTGTTAAGACGTTAGTTAAAACATATTGACAAATTTCTCTCATTTTATTTTCATCTAAATTAGCCATGAATCAATCTCACGATTTTTTATTTTAATAATAGTCCTTTTAAACATGAACATCATATCAATTATTAAACAATTAGCTTCTTCGGTCGATATATAATTAACAGCTATATCTTCTATTTTACTCATTAATTTAACTATCCTTTCTTCATCTTCAATAGAAAGTTTAAGCATTTTATTGTTCATTATTTTTACTCTCTAATTTATTGAATAAATAATTTATATTATATTTAAGAGCCACTAGGCTTCTAAATCCAGTTAATGGCATGAAATACTTTATCTCCTTTTCTATGTTATCATAGGACTTTTCTATAATATCGAATATATTATGTTTTAACTTTTCTAAATCGTTAAAAGTAATTTCTTTATTTGATTCTTCTTTTATAACTCCAAGTTCAAATAATCTATCAATTAATAGATCTATATATAAATTATGATTCAAGTTAGCATAAAGATTTGTATAAATTATAGATTGTATACTATTGTCATCAAATTCTTTAGAAACATGAAGTCTATAATTTTTTATTTTTTTAATAATTAGATTATCTATTCTGTTTCTTTCTTCTTTGATCTTATCTATTACGTTCATTTAAAAGTTCCTCTTTAATATTACACATAAGTTAACAACATATAGCCACGTAGGTTTTAAATCAATAATTAATTTAGAAATAAAAATTTTCATAATTTTGTCTTTTTAAAATTTTAAATAAAATAGTTGTTATTCAAACTAAAGGTATAAGTACAAGTTGTCAAGTAACTATTTTATAAAAACACAATAAATTATCTACGTGGAGGTAATTGCCAATGTCTAGGTTTGTTTGAACGCTTAGTGTAACCTAGGTTCTTAAGAATTCTTGACATCTCGGTCATATGCGATTGTTTTATTGAACTTGGCACTATACCTAGTAACTCTAAGATACTAGGTATATTTAGTATGTTACTTCTAGATTCAAGCTCAGTATTAAAAATACTTAAAAACTTCTCTTCTAAGTAGCTTGGATTCTCAAATTCACTATTTAAATCCTTTTGTTTTATTAATGACTCATTGTCAAGCTCGTAACCATCTCCATTTTTAGCCATTACATAAAGTTGCGCGTATAATTGCTGCATATCGATATCATGATTAAAGTTACAACTTAATACAGGAAGTATTAAGTAACGTGTATTGCCTGTAGTATCTTGCAAAAAAACATGATCATTTATAGAGGCAAAAAATACTGTTCGTCTGCGATAGGAAACATGATTAGCAACGTACTTTACGTTTATTAGATCCGTAGTACTACTAATAAAGTTTTTAAGATTATCAGAATCAGATTTTTTAAATGTAGATCCTAATTCTCCTAATTCAACAAATACATTCTGTATACATCCTAAAACACTCATAGAATCTTTAGTATCAAGCATCATCCCTTCTTGAAGGTATTTTTGATGAGTCTTAGGGCATAAGGCTTTAAACCAACTTGTTTTACCTATACGCTGATCACCTTGGAATACCAAAACAGAACGTCCCATCTTTCCATTTTCTCCGTCATTTAAACAACTAAGATGTATCATTTGCATAAACCAAGCTTTTAGATACTTGCATTTAAGTTCCACATATTCCGGATCTACTTCAACCGTATTATATAAATCAGATAATCGATCCTTCCCATCCCAAGCCTTTGACTTAATCCATTCATGCCAACTATTAGTTTCAACTTTAATAAAGTCCATGTATTTAGCGACGGAAACTGCAGACATCCCGTTTTGAATGCATAGACTTTCAATTTTTGTTTGTGCGATATTTAAATCTAGTTCTAAAACATCATTAAAATACACTTCCTTCCTTTTTAAGATTATATCGAAATTAATTGAAATATTGTATTCCTTCAATATAACCATAAAGTTTTCTATCGTATTAAGAGGCGATAGCTTTTCTCCCGTAGTATGAATAAATTTAGTTCTAGACAAAGTTGACGTCATGATATCAATCGGAGTTACTTTAGTATTTATTTTCATAACTTTATTTTGTTGAGATTTTTTTATAATTGTCGAAAATTTAATTGGATTAATAGATTCGCCAAATGTGTTCCACTTATATTTTATTTTATCTAATCTATGTTTATGATCATCTCTAGGATCTAATTTAGACCAATCATACCATAGTTGAGCTCCTTCGATTAATCCTTGATATTGATGTGATAAAGCCATACCCACTTCAATCCATGATTTGTAGTCTACGTTTTCAGCTTTATAAGAACTTAGAATATCTCTTATTTTATTATCTTTTATATCTAAAGGTTGGTTTCTAATAGTTAATAACATATTATCTAAATTAACTTTTTTATCAACCGATTTTACTTTTTTATGCTTAATAGCAACTAATCCTTGTATATCATCTACTAGATCAGGAAAACTATAATCAACGCAATAATAATCTGGGTTTAATAAATCGCCATTTTCTATCCTAGACCACTCGATATATTGGTCATTAGGTCTATTAGGCAGGTACATAAGTTGATTAGGTTTTGTAGATGAATCTATGTCAAGGTACGGTCTTAATTGCAAAGTTTCTATATAGTTCAATGCTACGGTTCTATAATGTTCAGTCGGTATATCTTTTTCTAGTAATACGACAATCCTGATTTTAGGCCTTTTAAACGTATGAGATGAGGTTGAATAGGCAATGTACCGTTGACCCTCTAAATCTCTCGTTAAAAGGGCGTCTAAGCTCGTTAAATCGCTATTGTAATGATCTACGTCTAGAGTTATTAGCGTTCTGCTAAGTAAATTTGTCGTTAAGCGCTGTGATTTTCCAAAATGTCCGGCTATAAAGCCTCTACTTTGATCTTTAGGTTTTACGTTCATAGGAAAAGTGGTTAATAGCTTTTCCAGTTCGTCATAGGTCAGGGTTTTATCGGATGGTTGGTTGTCACGAAAATTCGTAACAACGGATATTTTAAATTTCATGATTGGCTCGTTATTTTTGTTGAGATTCGACCATAATATTTTACGATATAAGATGCAATCTTATTTTGATTTTTAATTTTTTTGACTATATTTTTTATAGGTTTACACCCCACCCCTAGCAAAAACACGTTTTTCTACTCTCTATATTATTTTCTTAAAAATTAACTATTACATTCTACTCTAACTAGTCTTTTTTTAAGTAGGGAGGGGGGGTAGTAGTAATAGTAGTAAAATTAATAAATAAGCTAAAAAACCGTGAAACATAGGTCTAACCTATTACGCATAGCAACCGTGGAAAAACCATATAGTTACAGAACAGTTTATAAGCATAAACTAAGTGACCAAAATGCGTAATTTTAAGTGGGTGTTAGCTAGGTAATATTAGCATTTAAGGGAGGATATTAAAAATATAGTTAATATTTTAACTATATCCGTGAAACATAGAGTATATATACTATTTTTAGATAATTAGCCTTTAAATATTAGATTTTTCAATGGTTAATAACTGGAAAGATTTATCACTATTTATTTTTTCATATCATTGCTAACCATTAATCTTTATATGATAATATAAATCTTATTGCCAGCTGTTAATAAACAGACAAAGTTATACACAAAAAATAGTCGATTTTACCCACTTTTTTACCGATTTGATTAACGGTCTTTAACCCGAATTAACCAATTTTACAGTTCCACGGTGTTTCACAGCGATTTATATATTTTTTCATAGCGATTCTATACAGTTGTTAACTATATATTAAGCTAATAAGAGGTATTTATAGGATAGTTTTACGCTTTTTAGTTGAATCATTAGAATTAATGATAAGAAGAAGAGAAAGGATAGGGACAATTTATCCCCACCCTTGATATTAATTATGCCATAATTTCGGCAGAAGGAGCACCAGCCATTTGAACGTCATTTGTAGGCGTTACATCTGAATTACAATGATCATAGCAATCTTTTATCTCTAGAACGCATTTTACAGGTAAACAGCATAAACTAGAATTAACTGCACTTTGAGCCTGAGCAGCTGCAGTCGTTATACAACATAAGCCATTTATTATTTTCACTATTATATTAAACATTTTTGTACCATTTTTGCTTTAATTAAAATTTAGTAATTTAATGATAAATATTATCATTATTTATAATAATTATCATATATATAGAAATCTTACAATAAATATTTTATATAAAGGTATGCTTTTAAGGATTTTGGTTATAAACGCTTGACTATTACAGTTTTTATAGTTATTGTAAAAACTGTAATTAACCAATTAATTAGAAAGGATCTAATGGCTAAAGCTGAAAGAAAAATACCAATAACAACAACTGTACCGCCGCATATTTACGAGCAAATAGTATTACTTGCAGAAAATAGATTATGGACCATCCCTCAAGCCGCTAGACATGTATACATGCAGATGTTCGGGTCAGCAGTTAAAATAGATATGAATCATGGTAAGGGATATGTAGCATCAAACTTACATATAAATCCCGTTTTCGGATCTATAGAAAAAAGAGTTTAATACATATATATAGAGTATTGAACAATGAAGGATAAACAACAAACCTCTCCATCCGAAGAGATATCTATAAAAGATAAAGGTGGTCGTAGAACTAAAACTTTAAGTAAAGAGGACTTAGTTGATTTAGCTAGACTAAGCAAGACATGCTCTCAAAATCAGATAGCCGATTACTTCGGCATATCACATGCTACGTTTATAGAAATAAGAAAACGTCAGCCAGAAGTTGATTTAGTATACAAAAAAGGTAGGGTTCTTGCAGGAGAATTTGTTGCAAGTAAGTTAATTGAGGCTGCAGATGCAGGCAATGTAGCTGCTATGATCTTTTATCTAAAGACTCAGTGTGGTTGGAGAGAAAAAAGCGAATCAGAAATAGACTGCGAGAATGAACTTGAATATGAAAGATATCCTAAACGTTATATTGAGTTCATAGATGTTAAGGATAATATGAAAGAGGTAAAAGAGAGCGTTTAAAAGTATAAATAGATTAATTATGACTCAATATAGAATAATAGATCTATTTGCAGGTATTGGTGGTATTAGATTAGCTTTTGAACAAGCAGCATCTAAGATTAGCGCCTCTATAGAATGTATGTTTACCTGTGAAATTGACAAACACTGTCAAACTACATATAGATCAAATTTCGGGAATGTAGATATACATAACGATATAAATAACTTAGAACCTTCAAGAATCCCCAACCATGATATACTATTAGCTGGATTTCCGTGCCAACCATTCTCCCAAGCGGGTCTTAAGAATGGTTTTAATGATACAAGAGGTACGTTATTTTTTAATATAGAGCAAATTATAAAGCATAAAAAACCTAAAGCATTTTTATTAGAAAATGTAAAACATTTAAAAGGTCATGATAAAGGAAAGACGTTTTCAATTATTATAAAAGCTCTTGAAGATATTGGTTACAAAGTTTATTATAAGATACTAAACTCTAAGGATTTTGGCTTACCTCAAAATAGAGATAGGCTTTTTATAATAGGTTTTTTAGATAATAATATAAACTTTGATTTTCCGGTCTCGGATAACAAACAAACAATACTTAGCGATATACTTATTGAGGAAGTAGATAATAAATATACTATCTCAAATAAATTATGGATAGGTCATCAGCGAAGAAAACTTGAGCACCAACACAAAGGCAATGGTTTTGGCTATAGGTTGTTTTTTAAAAAATCCGTTTATGTAAGCACATTATCTGCAAGATACTACAAAGACGGTAGCGAGATTTTAATTGATCAAGGGGATGGTTTAAACCCTCGAAAACTAACTCCTAGAGAATGCGCTCGCCTACAAGGATTTCCTGATAGCTTTTTGATCAAAGTTTCCGATGTTCAAGCCTATAAACAATTCGGTAATAGTGTGCCTATTAATGTAATTAATAGAATAGCACTTAATATGTTCAAATCTTTAGCAGAGAAAATTAGATAACAATATATAACAATTAATATATAAAAATATTACATTGATTAATTAGATTAACTATTGTAAACTGCTGAGATAACATTTTCAGCAAAAATAATATGTATAACTCTACGGAATTAACTAGTATAGTTAATCAACTCTTAGAATACAAAAATTCCAATCTATATTGGAAAACCACAATAAATCGTAAGATCCAAAAAGGTAAGATTGCCGGTAAAGGTAAATGCTTAAAGATTAAACTTAATAATTATTTTGTTTATAAATCAAGAATAATATTCTTTTTTACAAGAGGATATTGGCCATCATATATCACATATTTAGACGGAATAAAAACAAATCTTAATCCTTCTAATCTAATAGAATTCAAAAAATCATCACGCAATAAATCTGGATTAGCTGGCATATCGTTTGTTAAAGCTAATAATAAATGGATGGCAAGATTAGTACGTGATAAAAAGTTATTATTACAAAAAAATCATAATACTAAAGAGGAAGCCTTCGAATGTTATTCTAATGCTCTAAAAGAATATAATTCTAGTCGTGTTAAAGTCTAATATAAAGTTTCCTTTATGGGGGAAACAAGTTATTCAATCTAATCATCGATATAACATTCTAGTTGGTGGCCGTGGATCAGGTAAGTCAACAACTATTGCTAGAACCCTTATAGCTAGGGCTTACGAAAAAAAGCAACTTATATTATGCGGACGTGAATATTTAGTTCAGTTGAACCATTCAGTGCACCAGCTTTTAAAAGACTCAATTGAAGAAATGGAAATGACAGATGCATTTCGTATACTTCAAAATGAAATAATATGTAAACGTAACGGTAGCAAGTTTTTTTACGCAGGATTAAAGATGAATGTTGAAGGGCTTAAGTCAATGACTAACATTGATCATGTCTGGATCGAAGAAGCGGCTACTTTAAGTGAGGAAACTTGGAGAACTATACTTCCCACTATAAGAAAAGAAGGTTCTCAGATATGGGTTAGTATGAACCCTCAGAGTAAAGAAGATTGTATATATAAAAAATTTGTTATAAATGAACCTCCCCCTAATTCATTAGTATTAAAAGTAAATTGGAATAATAATCCATTTTTTACACAAGAGAATGAAAACTTAAGACAAATAGATCTTAAAGGTGATCCTGACATGTATCGTCATATATGGGAAGGAGAACCTATACAACATTCTGATGCACTTGTATTCAAAGGTAAATGGGTTGTAGATGATTTTGAAGAGCCAGATAATATATATGCATATTATGGTCTAGACTTTGGGTTTATTGATCCAACAGCTGCTATTCGATGTTATATAGTAAATAATACTTTATATGTAAGTCATGAATATTATAAAAGACAAGTCGAGATTAACAATATAGGGCGAGGATGTGAGGAAGCAATAAAAGGATTTAAAAAATCATTAATTATATGTGATAGCGCAAACCCCGGTAATATTTCATTTCTTAGACACCAAGGTTATAATGTTAACCCAGCAGTTAAGGGTAAAGGGAGCGTGGAAGATCTTATATCGTTCTTAAGATCATTTGAAAGAATCGTGGTACATCCTAGATGTGAATACATGATCAAAGAACTAAGTACCTATTCATATAAAGTCGATGCAAGAAGTGGAGATATTACACCAGTTATTATAGATGCGAACAACCACTTAATCGACGCATTAAGATATGCAGTTGAAAGAATAAGTAAGCGAAAAGGTTCTAATTACACCATTGCAAATGCGTGGTAAACAAAAATAAGTCTAAAGTATATAAAAATTACAAAATACAAAGAAAAATCAAATAAAATAGTTGACAGTATTTAACTATGATTATATTGTGCTTTTAACCTTGTTATTTTTGTTGAAGATGTTAGCGGGGTTAACGTATAAGATCCGGGGCTAAGTTTTATATACTTCATGATTGTTTGTTGTCGTCAACTCTAAGTAATTAGGGTTGACGATTCTCTTTTGCGCAGTATTTTTATTCATGTATTTTTACTGCGCACCTTTTTACTTGCTTAGTAATCTATATTTCATTATACTAAATCTGACCTTTTTAATTTAGTCAAATATTAATACCTGGGTTGCGATTGGTTATAGGAGATAAGACATAGTAAAATCATGTCTTATCTTTTTTTATTCTTTCTCTTCTATTTTATTACTCCTCATCTACAATGAACTCTTAATTTGTCAATTAATATATTAATATCTAGCATTTTTTGTTTAGATATGTTTTAATATGAGTTAATTTCAAATTAATAGAATTAACTATACTTCATGTCGAATAAACGTAGTAAGTACAAAAATCAAAAAAAGTCAAGTAATTTAGTTCAAATTCCTAATAGTCAAGTAGTAAGACGAGATGGATGGAGTAATTTACTTACCAATCTTGGATCTCAAAATAGCCGAATAAATACTACGACTTATGCTTGGTCACCTAAATTAGATAAATCTACCTTAGTAAAAATGTATGCAAATGATGGTATAACACGTCAAGTTGTTAATATGATAGTTGATGATGCAATGCGTGGATTCATTAATGCAGATCAAGATTTGTTAACTGAATTGAAGCGTATAAGTTCAAAACAAAAGATCACAGATGCAGCAACTTGGGCTAGATTATTTGGAGGATCGGTATTAGTTGCTTTCGTAGATGACGGGCAATCTATGGATAAGCCATTAAATCTTGATAATTTAAAAAAGGTTATAAGTCTACAAGTTTATGATCGTTATCAACTTAGCTCAATGCCTGAAGATATATCTAATGATTTCTACAGTGAACACTATGGGGAAGTAGAAGTTTATACAATTATGCCGACATCAGGACAGCCATTTCGTGTTCATAGAAGTCGTATGCATATGTTCTCAGGAGAAAGAGTCCCTATGCAAGACTATATAAATAATGGAAAATGGGGTGACTCAGTTCTTCAATCTTTATATGAGCCATTAAGAAATTATGGCCAGTCTATGAATGCATTAGCTGAAATAACTCAAGACTTTATTCAAACAACTATAAGCATTAATAACCTTACAGAAGTATTAAGTTCAGGTAATGAAGGCGAGATAATAAAGAGATTACAAATTAATGATATGACTCGTTCTATTTCTAATACTGTAATGCTTGATGCTCAAGACGAAACTTATAGTAAACATGCAAGTAGTGTATCAGGTCTATCCGATATTATAGAAAAAATACAAGAGCAAATAGCTGCTTGTGCACGAAGATCAATGACTAGATTATTTGGTATTACAAGTAAAGGATTAGGTAACTCAGGCAACGATGATTCAGACAATGATAATATTACGACTGAAGCTTATAGATGTGATGAATTAGAACCATGTATTGATTGGCTAATTACAATGCTTGAAGCTCAAAAACTATGGGATGATAAGCCAGAATCATTTGATTGGACGTTTGCACCATTGAAAGTATCTAATGAACATGAAGAAGCTAAAAATAGACTTTTAGCAGCGCAAACAGATCAAATATATATGGATCGAGGAGTAGATCCAATTTTATTATTTAAAAAGAGATATGCTGAAGGCGGGTTTCAAACTGATATATTTATATCTGAAGAAGATATGGCAGAGATTGATACTGATAATGAGATGATAGAAGCATCGAATGAAAATACGATGAAAGATGTTACAGAAATTAAAGATATTATGCTTTTAGAAAAGGGGAAACAAGCTAGTTTAGATTCTGCTTTTCTATATGAAGATAAAAAGAGATCTTTAGAAATAGAGGCAATGCAGTATATGGTAAAAACTCTTAAGGATATGACCAATGGACAGTAATTTTCAAAATCTTATGACAACTACGTTATCAATGGCTTTAAAGAGAGTCCAAGAAGATAATGCTATAGTATCAATAAAACGGGAGGATAATAATTTAAAATTCAAAAACAAACTTGGGAATGAATTTGAATTTGAATTGCCAAAAGGAGAAAAAGGAGACCGTGGGCTTTCAATCAAGGGGGATAAAGGGGACAAAGGGGATCAAGGGGATCAAGGACTGAAAGGGGATGCGGGAAATCCCTTTGATGCGATACCAGATCCAAAATGTTATATGAATGAAGTGGGTCATTTAATAATAGAGATCTTTGGTAAGAAATTTGAATTTGAATTACCAAAAGGAGAGAAAGGAGACCGTGGGCTTTCAATCAAGGGGGATAAAGGGGACAAAGGGGATCAAGGACTAAAAGGGGATACAGGAAACCCCTTCGATGTAATCCCTGATCCAAAATGTTACATTAATAAAGCTGGCCACTTAATAATAGAGATCTTTGGTAAAAAATTTGATTTAGGTTATATAAAGAGTCAAGGAGTAAAATCAGTTAGCGGTGGAGGCGGAGGAGTAAAGCCTTTCTTATATAATAACTCCGCTCCAATGCCGGCATCTGTAGGCGGGTTTCCTGAAGGTACTACATTTGAAAACACTACGCTAAACTCGTTATGGACAGGATTATTATATAATGCCGAAAGGCCTGTCTTTACCTCATTTAATATTAATTTAAGTGCATTAATAATTGAGGTTGGAGATGCTATAGCATCTGGTCTATACCAAGCAGTTTGGTCACTTACATATCCACAATTCTTAATAACTAATAGTATAAGAATAGATTATATTAACGGGTCGATAGTTACAAATATAGAAAATAATATGCCAAATATTGTGCCTGCTTCTATAAATATTCCGACTATTACTTTTTCAGCTCCTACAACTATTTCATTTAAAATCACAGCAGCAAGTACGTTAGATGAAGAATTTTCTAAATCAATGTCTGTGTCTTTTTATAGTAGAATTTATATTGGAGAGAGTACGTCAGCTATTCTCGATTCGACGGCAATTAAAGCATTAAGGATCTCAAGACTTAGTGACAATATTAATGGAGATTATCAGACTGAATCAGGAGGGTATAAATGGTTTTGTTTTCCTGTATACATGGGGCAAAGACTTAATTTCATAGACGATGCAACAGATCTTGAGGTATCAATGGATGATCCAAAAGTTGTAAATGTAACAAACGACTTTGGAGTTACTCAAGCTTACTATGCCTATCGTTCATATTTTGTATTAAATGCAGCACTAAAAATAAGAGTTTTTTAAATGAGTAAAGGAACAGTTCCAATAACAGGGACTATAACAACAACAAACGAATTAGATACATACCCTACACATTGGGATAAATATGCCAGAGGTGGCTATAGAACTGTAACTGATACTACAGAGCGTAATGCTATAGCTACAGACCGTCGAACAGAAGGAATGCAAGTATTTGTTCGTGATATAAAGCAGTTACATCAACTAGTAGGAGGTACTGATAATACAAAGTGGGTTAGTATATTTAGTATATCACCTGATAATAAAATTATTATCAGTAATCCATCTATAGGACTATCAAAAGGCAAATTATTTATTGGCGATAATACAAATACAGCTACAGAAACTCAAACAATTAATATCACTAATCTTCCGGCTGATGATTTAAGTTCTGGCGGAATGCTTAAATATGATTCAATAAGCAGTTTACTAAAAATAGCGGTAGAAGGTACTGACTATGCAACAAGTACACAGTTGAAGTTTTATGCTGATGCTGCATCGGCATCAGCTTCTGATGCGGCTACGTCTGCAGCTACAGCATCTAAAGAGTCAGGTTATGCTACAGCTGCAGCTACTTCAGCTGTAGCATCTTCGGCACAAGCAAGCTCTTATGCAAGTTCGGCGTCTTCTTTAGCCGAAGCGGCTTCTTTGTCAGCTAGCGGAGCAGCAGCATCGGCAACATTAGCCTTAAGTTCTGCGGATGCAGCGGCGGTTGAAGCTGTAGAAGCTGGTAAATCAGCAGCAACAGCAAATGAGAGAAAGATAGAAGCCGAAGCTGCAGCTACAGCTTCTCAAGGTTATTCATTAGATTCGAAAAGTTATCTTGATGCACTTAAGGCTTTAGGGCTAAACGGATTGGGGAATTTTGGTGATGTTGATTTTAATAATTTTAAAGGTATAAACTTAGCTGCAGGAGTTAATCCTACAGATATAGCAAATGTTTCGCAAGTAACTGCAATCGGTAATACATATATAAAAACAGTTACAGGTGGTACTAATATAAATGTAACAAGTGGCCAAGATCCCATCGTTTCATTCACAGGCAATTTACCGGTTACAAATTTAAATAGCGGAACTTCGGCTTCTGGTACTACGTATTGGCGTGGTGATGGTACATGGTCTACACCTACAGGTAGTGGGGGTACTGTAACAGATGTAACAGGATCGGGAAATATTACGTCTAGTGGAGGAGCGACTCCAAATATTACCTTTACAGGCAATCTCCCCTTAGCTAATGGTGGAACCGAAGCATCATTAACTGCATCTAACGGTGGTATATTTTATAGTACAAATACTTCAGGAGCCATACTTTCAGGAACAGCAACAGCAGGGCAAATGTTGCAATCAGGAGCATCGGGAGCACCTTCGTGGTCTACAGTCACATGGCCGGCAACAACTACAGCAAATCAGGTTTTGTATTCTTCATCAGCAAACGTAGTTAAAGGGATGGCGACGAGTAATAATGCCGTTTTAACCACAAATGGGGTAGGAGCGCCTGCATTTTTGGTTGCTACAGGTACAGGTACTCCAGTTCTTGCGAATTCGCCGGTTTTAATTAGTCCGACATTAGGCACTCCGGTAAGTGGAGATTTATCAAAATGTGGAGGAGTATCATTAACGACCGGAGTAAAAGGTAATTTACCGGTCGGGAATTTAAATAATGGTACAGGTGCATCAGCTACAACTTTTTGGTGTGGTAACGGCACGTGGGCTACGCCTTCAGGCTCTGTAGGTGTAACAACCTTAGCTAATGGTGGTACCAGCGCATCATTAACTGCATCTAGTGGTGGTATATTCTATTCTACAGCATCTGCGGGAGCAATACTCTCCGGAACAGTGACATCCAATCAATTATTAATATCAGGCGCTTCATCTGCTCCATCTTGGGGCTCACGTATTATAGATTACGGTACTTCAGGATTAAATGCAGGATCTTTTTTTCTAGGTACATCATGTGGGAGCACTGCGCTTACTAACTCATCATCAAATACCGGTATCGGCATATTATGTTTAGGTAACATATTGGCAAGTGGTACATTTAATTGCGCAGCAGTAGGGTATAACTCCCTTGGTGCTAATAAAGGTAGCAACAATACTGCGCTTGGTTCCTATACCATTTATACTAATGTTTCTACTACAGATAATACAGCGGTAGGATATGCTGCACTTGATAATTTAAATGCCGGATCAGGATTTAATACCGCTATTGGGTCAGGAGCCGGAGTAGCAAAAATAAACTACACGCAGTGTACTTTCTTAGGATCAGGAGCCGATGCTTCTGTTAGTGGTGTAATAAATGCTAATGCTGTAGGTTACAATGCAATAGAGTCGGAAAGTAATTCAATGACTTTAGGTAATACAGCACTTACAAAAATTAAAAGCACAGCTAGCATTATACTTAATACTAATAAAGTTTATTTAGATGCAGCTAATGGTAGAATAGGAGTTAATAGAACTTCACCATTATATCCACTTGAAGTAGTAGGATCTGGTGGCATCAATTGCACTGATGGAGGGACTCTATCTAATGTAAAGCAAATTCAAATGGTTTACAATACTTCATATGGAGCTAATGGTAGAGGGGAAATTACAACAATTGCGCAAGGGGTAACTCTTACAGATCTATTAATTACATCAGATAATTTCTGTATTAATACCAGCAGCACAGGCAGTGGTTCAGGAGTATTATGTTTAGCAAATGCCCGTACTGTTCCAACTACTAATCCTTCGCTTGGAGGAATATTATATATAAGCGCCGGATCATTAAGATATAGAGGAAGTAGTGGATCAGTAACAATACTTGCTCCCGCTTGATTTTTATAATATTTTAATTGATATTTTATAGAAATTAATTATTATATAATGAAATACATTTTAATTAATAAATGAGATTATAATGCAAGATTTTTTAGGACATGTAGAGAAGCAAAAAGAAAACTCTAAAATATTTAATGATTACATAATTGAAGCTAGAAATTCAGCTGATCTAGCTCAAAAACTTTTTTATGCAACGCCAACTATAGAATTTAAAGAATATTGTGGTAGTTTGCAGAGCCTCTGTCAGCAGGTAGTGCTTTCAGCTGAATCGTTAATATCTCTTCTTTCAACCAATGAGTCTACCACAACAGACGAAGCATAAACTTACTAATGGCTTATAAAGTTGCTAAGACTATTACTTTCCCGAAGACTTTGACTCTTAAGTATGAGAAATACATACTTAAGAGGTTAAAGACTACTATATCGATGTTAAATTCAGAACTAAAACCATTCTTTCTTAATAATAAGATTAATAATGATTATAGAAAGGATGATTATGTCGATGACTTACAAAGAATTTTAGAAGATATAACTAGTTTTATAAATACTATAGATACTTATTTAATAAGAGACTTATTAGTATATGGAAGGTCATTAGCTAGTTATACCCAAAAACAGTTATATGAGTCATTTAAAGATATTATATCAATTAAAGTTGCTGCGCCTAGTATCGGCGTTAATGTTTTTGAGTATCCATTACTAGATAAGCAAATAGATCTCATGGTAAAGTCTTGGGTATCTACGAATACAAGTTTAATAAAAACAATACAAACTGATCTGCTAGAACAAGTAGGTGTAATTATTGAAAGTAGTTATAGGTCTGGATTATCAATTCCTGATTTAACTAAACAACTTCAAGCTAAATTTAATATATCACGTAATAGAGCTAGATTAATAGCTAGAGATCAAACGGCAAAACTACATTCTGATTATATAAAACATGAGCATAAACAACTTGGTATAACTCAGTATGTTTGGCTTACGACAAATGATGAACGTACAAGGACTAGTCATAGAGTACTGAATGGTAAGATATGTCAGTGGGAAGATGCGCTAACTTATAGAGATAAAGAAAATAGCAGCTTAAAGAAAAAGAGCTCTATTGGTGGGGTTCCTTTACAAGTAGGACAAGATTACCAATGTCGTTGTTCTTTAGCTGCTATTGTTAATTTATAGATCTATTCTTATAGAGCTAGCAAGGCTATGCCCTTTATAATTATAAATATGATTAGTTAAATATTGGTAAGTATATCCGACCTCTAGATTAACATCATCAAGTATTCTTTGTGCAACACCGAAATGCAGATCATAAGCCATTGTATACGATGGTTTAATAGGTTTAATAACTTTATCAACAGTTACAGCCCCTAATATTTTAGATACACCTGTACCCGCCCCTACAAAAACCGAACTCTTTTTAATTTTCATTAAATCAATAAATAGATTAACTTTTGCAGTTGTAATTTTAGCATGAGTACATAAAGCTCTCTTTGGTTCAACTACAATAGATGCAGGGTGTATAGAGTCGTAGGCTGGCGGTGAATAGGCTTCGGCAGAACAAGTCTTAACTGTATGTATATGTGAATGGACAGGATGATCATTATCAACAGCTGCAGTATGCTTTATATCTGTAAAATGGTCAATAGAAACATCTACTCTAGCATTATCTGTAAAATTAAAACCTATAGCAAAGCCAGGTAAAACAATAGGTTTTCCCACCATTTCTTTAATATCCGAAGGATGATGTCTAGAGACCTTTATTTTAGCATAATACTCCCCCGTTTTTGCAAGAGCAGTACTAGTTAATAAAGTAATTAGTAAAATAGCGGCTTTTAATTTCATATATTTTTTTTTAATTTATAGGAATGCCAATAGTATACGAAAAAAATTAATTTTGCAATAAGTTATTAATAATGTTGACATTAATGTTAAATTAGTTAAAATCTTAGTAATACATTAATTAAGACACATTATATTCTTGGCCGAAATACGTATTGATAGATTGAAACTAGGTAAAGTTTCAGAAACAGCTAACGGGTTTTTAAAAGGACGTGCGGCTGCAACTCGAGTTGGAGTATTTGAATATTACAATCTAGACGGAACGCAAAGGTTTGAACTTAGACATCCGGATGAAGTTTTTAGGCAAGAAAGCTTAGAATCGTTAAAATCTTTACCTATTACTAACGATCATCCATTAGAGTTAGTTAATGCCGATAATGCAGCGAAGTTAAGTGTTGGAATGACCGGAGAAACAATCTCAATTAAAGATAACCATGTTATGGTTTCTTTAAATATAACGCATAAAGATGCTATTGCTGCGATCAAAAATGGTAAGCAAGAATTATCATGCGGATACACTGTTACCGTTATCCCAGAAGTGGGAGAGTACAACGGTAAAAAATACACTCATAAACAAACAGACATAAATTACAACCACTTAGCTTTTGTGGACAAGGGAAGAGCTGGAGCCGATGTACGTCTTAATTTAGATGGTGCATATATTCAGTGCAAAGAAATTAAAGAAACAAAGGAAGACATGACAATAAAAAAAGATAATGACATCGCTAATGAAATCGAGAAGTTAGCTGAGACAGTTGCTGAAGAAGTTACAGGTATTGACGTACCGAAAATCATCGAAGGGATAGCAGAAGTGAAAAAAGCCGTCGAAGATAAGAACTCAAGTGATGAAGTACATTCAAATAATGATTCTTTATATTCTACTATAGAAAAATTAAAGGCTGAGAACGAAGAGTTAAAAAGCATTAATATTGATTCATTAGTTATAGAAAGAACAAAACAAAGAGCAATCTTATTAAATAAAGCTTCAAGTATCGTACATATCGATTCGTTAATTGATAAATCAGAGCGTGAAATAATGGAAGCCGTTATTTCTTCTAAGATATCGGTTAATAAAGATTTTTCAGATAAGTCCGATGATTATATTGCCGGTAGATTTGATTCAATTATTGAAGATTCACAATTTGCTCCTATTAAAAGGCAAATGACAAATATTGATTCAAAAGTAACAGAGGTTAAGCCGTCATCTTTATTTGATGCAATCAAAAAACGTCAAAAAGAGGTTTAACATGCTTGTATCGAAAGCAAGAAAAGGAATTGTAGGACAGTTTTATGACGGTTCTGAAAGAACAACTTGGTCATTATTTGCTGAAGAAGATATACCGATTGGCTCTCCATTGATGAGAGGTACTAATAAGGAAACTCAATGTAAAGTCTATAATGGTGGCATTACGGATGAAATGATTGGAATCGCTGGGTTTTCACACCTTCAGGTTACTCCTGCTTATTCGGCAACTAGACCACAAAGTTATTATACTCAGTATACACCCGTGACAGTAGTTCATGCGGGTAAAATATATGCCCCCCTTTATGGTTCGTTAACTATAGCAGTAGGAGATACAGCTTATATAGATACATTGCTTGATAAAATCACGAACGTTTATGTAGATCAATTTCAGTCATTACCGATCGGTAAGTTTTTAACCGGTGGTGTAAATGAAGATTATGTATCAGTTTTTGTGCTTGAACTTATACCAGGGTTTTCAGAAAATATCCCTGCAACTCAAGCTAACAAAGAAGTATCTAAGGAAAAAACTTTAGAAGTTAATTTTAAAAAACAAAAAGAGAAAAAATAATGACATTAGCAGGAAGTACAATCACTAAATGTTTAGTAGGGCAGATAGCTGATACTACACCAAGAAATATTTTAAGTTCTGCGGCAGAACAGACAATTGAGTTCGGTCGTCCCTTAATGCGTGGAACTAATCCAGAAACTCAATGTAAAAATTTTGTTGCAGATGTAGGGCGTACAGTTAAATTTTTCGGAGTTTCAGCTCGCAGTCCAATTCCAATAGATGGCACCTATCAAATAGGAAGCATGGTTAGTGTAATGGATGTCGGTAGTGTTTGGGTACGTTTAGTAACAGGATTAACGGTTATTGCTGGACAAAATGCTTATCTAAACCAAGTTACTAACAATATTACTAACGTTTCAACTTCAGATCAGATTGTAATCGGTAGATTCAAATCAAGTGGAACATCTGATGGTTTAACAGGTACAGCATTATTTGAGCTTGAGCTTATCCCTGGATTTCAACAATAATTAAAGAAATAAAAAAAAATGAATAACTTTTTACATAATAATACTAATCTTACACACTTTGATGCTGCGGAAACTATTTTCTTCATGAATGAATTAAATAGAATGAAGACGACTCTTTATGATCGTCCTCTTCCTATTTTAAAAGCTAATGAATTAATACCGGTTAGCAGAACTACTGATCCAGGTGCGGAAACAGTTACTTATACTATGTATGATAGAACTAACAACGGTAAAGTCATAAGTAACTATGCTGACGATCTGCCTACTGTTGAGGTGATGGGTAAAATTGCTACCAATCCTATTAGGTCATTTGGTGCTAGCTTTATTATATCAGTCCAAGACCTAGCTGCAGCTAGATTTGCTTCAAAAGATATCTTCGGAATGAAAGCAAGAGCTGCGTTAGAATCACACTTAGTATGGATGAACAACACTGCGTTTTTTGGTATTGCAGAGTGCGGCCTAAATGGTTGGTTAAATAATCCTTATATTTCTTCCCAACCTGTAGAAGGTGATACTTCAGCACATAGACTTTGGACTTATAAAGAAGTTACTGATCCTATGCTGATTGTAAGAGACTTAAACGAGATAGCACACGCTACTGAACTTACTTCAGATGGCTTATATGTAGCTGATACTATTGTAATGCCTTTAGCTCAATATACATTAATCCAAGGGTTAAGGATTGGTTCGGGATCCGATTTAACTGTTCTTGAATATTTCTCAAGAAACAATCCTAATGTAAGCATTGAATGGGCTAATGAATTAAAAGGCGCATTCGGATCATTAGACGGAATGATTGCTTACAGAAAACGTGAAGATGACTTCTGGCAAGAAATCCCGCTGGATTTCCAAATGCTTACTCCACAGTGGAAGAGCTTAGCTTATCAGATCCCTTGTCACTCTAGACATGGTGGAACTATTGTTGCTAGACCTGAAACTCAAGTTATTAGAACAGGTATCTAATGTCTACACCTGCGGAGCTATTAGCTGATATAGCACCTGAGTTCGATGGTATTGATACTTCAGGGGCAATTACTGTAGCAGATATGCAAATAGCTCCGAATTTGTGCGGAGATAAGCGGCCATTATTAGTCGCTTATCTTGCTGCACATATATTAACTATGGGTAGAAGAGGTGGTGGAGCTACAGGGTCTATAGCCTCTATTACAGAAGGTGAAGTTACCGTTACCTATGTAAATAAAAAAGGATATTTAGAGAGCACAGGTCTATCAAATACTTCATTCGGTGAAGAGTTTGATCGCTTGAGACGTGGGTGTTTGGTTGCTATGAGAACTAGAGTAAATTGTGTTTGTAGGACGTCAATATATGGCGAGTTATAAAGACATAGATAAAGGCTTTAAAGACCTAGAAAGAAGATTAAAGGAATTTAAAGGTTTAGTTGTTAAAGTAGGTGTACAAGGCAGAGATGCAAGTAGACTAAATAATGGGACAACTGTTGTTACTTATGCAGCAGCTAATGAGTTCGGCACTAGGAATGCGGGTAAATCTAGAAATGTAGTTATACCGGAAAGGTCTTTTATAAGATCTACAACCGATAAAAAAGATTACTGGAAGAAAGAGATTAAAGCTGCTTATAACGCAATAATAGATGGAAGAGATACGGCTATATCTTCAATTGCAAAAGTTGGAATTATAGCTAGAGATGACATTATAAAGACTATTAGTGATGGAGTACCGCCACCTAACGCTGCATCTACTATAAAAAAGAAAACCATAAGTGGAAAAGTAGGCGATCATCCTCTTATAGATACGGGATTATTAAGGAACTCTATTAGTTATAAATTTGCTAACAAAGACGAAGAATAATTATGTTGCCTGATATCTTTAAAACTAATGTTGAAGTAATTAGACCGGGGTTAGGTGGTTACGTAGATGGAGTTTGGCTTAATGCTCCTTCTACTACTTTTACTATAAGAGCTGATGTACAACCTGCTCCAGCTACTATAATGGAGACTTTACCTGAAGGTTACAGAACTAAGTCAGCTTATGTGCTTTATACAAATACAGAGTTATTTACTTCAGAAGATGACCTTAGTAACCCTGATATAGTAACTCTTTATGGTAAAAAATATTTTGTAACTAAGAAAGAAATAAGAGATCGGACAATTCTTTCTCATTATCAAATTGTAGTAGTTAAAGAAGAGAAAGATGTTAATTAGCGAAGTATATAATCTACTAAGAGAGTTTATAGAAAGCATTTTAGAGATGCCTTCATTAACTGTTGTTTATGCAAATCAACCAACTGCTCCTAGAGCTACTAAGCCTTTCATAACTATGTCTATAGGAAAATTAAGCGATATGAGCTTAGCTATGAAATATGATATTGACGATGCAGGGCAACAGAATGTGTTACTAAATAAATCATTTATAGTAACTTTAGAGTCTTATGCGGATCAATTACATCTAGCCGAAGAAGTACTTAATAAAATACAAAATTATTTATATACCGAACAAGCTTACAGCATATTTAAAGGGGATATAGCTTATTCGAAAACAGTGTTAGGTGTATCAGCTATACCGGCGGCTATAAGTGGTATAAATGAAAGTAGAGCAATTCTAGAGTTAGAATTTTACTTAACTCAAAGCGTCACAAGTAATGTCGGATTAATAGAACATATATTTATTACAGATCTGACAAATGGCGATGAAATTATAATTAACAAATAGAGGAAAAATGGCTTTAATAGATAGTATTGTTGATATTCAAATATCAAGAAATACACTAGGTATTACGCAGAAAGAGTTCGGAACAATTTTAGTAATTAGTGAAGCCGTTGGCGTAGGAGTATTACCTAAAGTAGGAGAATTCACATCATTAACTGCGGTAGGAGATATACCTAATGGCGGTTACGCTGTTGATACGTTAGAGTATCAGATGGCAAGGAACATCTTTATACAAGATGTTCAAATACAAAAAATATATATTACACAAAGGAATAATGGTGAAACATTATTAGAAGCGTACAACAGAATGAGAGTAATATATGACTTTTATGCTGTGTGTATTACTAATGATGTCCACGAAGATGTAATGCCTTTAGCTAATGCTATTGAAGCATCAAAAGCGGATGGTCAGTCTAATATATTAATATTAAGAGAAGAAGATTCTGCTTTAGATGACGATTCGGATATGAGTAAAACATTTGTTGCAAATTTATCTAGAACATCTGTTTGGTATAGTAGAAGACCAGTTCCTACCCCTCCCGATGTAACAAGACAATATATACAGGGCGGATTACTAGGTAAACTATTACCAACAGAGCCGGGTACATATAATTGGGCTGGGAAAACTATAAAAGGTCTAGGAGTAGATACCGCTGCAGATGGGTTATTGACAGATGCATCTATTACAAAGATCTATAGCTATAACGGTAACTTTTATACATCGGTAGGAGGAAGAAACCTAACCTTTAATGGTAAGATGGCATCCGGTGAGTATATCGATATTATCTATGGAATTGATGCATTAGAGTATTCGATGCAACAAGAGTTATTTAATATTTATGCTAATACTCCGAAAATTCCATATACAAATCAAGGTATTGGATTAATTGAAAACGGTATTAGATCGGTCCTAGAGTCCTTCAAGATAAAAGGCGTTATATCAAGTTATACAGTAACTACACCGGATATTACAACTGTTTCATTTGCTGATAAATCAAATAGAAATCTAAAAGGTGTGACCTTCCAAGCTATAGCTACAGGTGCAATTAATCATATCTTTGTTAACGGTTACGTAACACTATAAATACAAGAGAGGAAACAAAATGGCTAAAAATAAATCATTTGATATAAATCAAGTAACTATAACTCTTGTATCGGCAACAGCGGGTATAAGTCACATAGTTACTGGTTTAGCGAAAGATACGTCAATAAGTGTAACTTTTGATGAAGACTTATTTAATTATGATAATGACGCAAACGGTAATGTATTTACCTATAAAAATAATAACTATAATGCAAAGTTTAATTTAACTTTACATCAAGGGTCGGCATCTAATGATATTCTATCTACATTTGCTAATTTAGATAAAGCTGTAGGTGTAGGCGGAAGTTTTTCGGTATTAATTAAAGATAATAACAGTCCTACATTAATATCTAGTGCATTTGCAAAAGTATTAAGTATGGGGAATATAGATCTTGGTACAACTTCAACTAATAGAGTTTGGACTATATTAATGGGAGATGCTGCTGTATTTGTAGGAGGTATGAATGCTTGATAAAGTAAAGAAAAATATCAATGGCCATGAATATGAGATCATGGCCTTTCCTGCTAAGTATAACTACTCTTTATTCCTTAAGTTAAGTTCTGTAGTCGGTGGTGGTCTAAAAAGTATTTTTAGTTCAGCCTCAGGAGCAGGAGCTGGTGGTTTAGGAGAAGGTTTAGGATTAATATTGAAAGCATTACGTGAGAATGATCCGAAGGGTGATTTGATGTTAGAAATATTATCGCAAACCACTAGAGACGGTAAGGGTATTAATGACTCTACATTTGACCAATTCTATACAGGGAATATTAAAGAAATGATGGGGGCATTAACTGAATCAATCAAAGTACATTTTCAGGATTTTTTGCCAATAGACCAAATCTCTGGACTCCTTTTCAAAGATCCGATGGAAACAATAGAGAATACGGAACTTTAGACGAAACTTTAAAGATGAAATGGTTTATGTATAGACCCGTCTTTGAAGGAAAAGTAACAATGGCTGAGTTAGATACTTGCATAACAATTAATGACTTATTTGAGATTAATGCATTATTAGATATGCAAGCTGACATTAAAAATCAAATGGAAAGAGAAGCTTCTTTAAAGAAAGGATAGTTTTATGAGTGTTTTAAGAGAGATAGTTACTAAATTTGGTTTTCTTATAGATGAAGCTAAGATAACAAAATTAAATGGCTTAATATATCAAGCTAAAACTAATATACAATCATTAACTAACCATACTAATCTTGCTAAAAAAGCTTTTTATGGCCTAGTAGCAACAGTTACAGGTCTAACTTTATTAAGTGTACATACGGCAAAAGCTGCAAGGAGTGTCGACCAATTAGCCGATAAGTTAGGGTTAACATCAACAGAGTTACAAACTATAGAGTTAGCAGCTCAATCAACAGGATTAGGAGTCAATGAGCTTAGCGACTCTATGAATGCATTTCATAAGAAGCTAGGTGATATAGGTCAAGGCAGTACAGACGCATCAAGGGAAATGATGCGTCTAGGTATTGTATTTACCGGTAATAATGGAAAGATTAAATCTTCATTTCAATTATATAAGGAATTAGCCCAAAAGATCGATTCAATCAAAAGCCCTATAGCTAAAGCAGCTGCTTTGCAAAGAGTTTTGGGAACAGATAATATTGAGCTAGCTAAATTATTTAGGGATGGCGGAGCTGCTATACGAGCTCAAAGTGAAGAAATAGAGAAGATAAGTTACATTATTGACTCTAAAGGCATTAAGAGCTCTAAGGAGTTTTTAAAGTCATGGTCAAACTTTCAAATAATAATAGGCAGCGTAAAAAAGGAAATATCTGTTAAATTTATGCCTGTCTTTAATAGAATGATGAAAGCCTTCAAAGATTGGTTTGGAGAGAATAGAAAATTAATATCTCAAAGTATATCTTCATTTATTAATATATTAAGCATTGCTTTAGGAGTATTATTTAAAGCATTTCAATTAATCATAGCTCCGATAAATATAGTTATAACTTTATTTGGCAGTTTAGAGAATGCACTTAGAGTATTCGGAACGGCATTACTAGTAATCTACACACGAAGGATATGGGATGCTGTATTAGCAACCAAAGCTTGGACTATAGCTTTATTAGCTAATCCTGTAACTTGGATTACTATAGCAGTTGGAGCATTAACAGTTGCTATAGGATTACTAGTTGATGACCTTTGGGGTTGGTCACAAGATAATAATTCTGTAATAGGGTACGTATTAAAAGAATGGTTAGGTTTTGAAGGTTCATTTAAAGATATAGTAGATAGCGTAACCGGATATTTTAAGCAAAAGTTTGAAGATTTAAGCGATTGGTTTAGCGGAAATTTTGAAACTATACTTAATACTATATCTAAAGCAAAAAGTTTTATTACAGGAGTTCATAATCACGCTGTTAATCATGCACAAACTGTAGCTCCTAAGGTAAAATCTAATAATTTTGCTTCTTTTGAGCAGAAGTTATTAAATGCATCCCAAGGTTTTTCTGATTATATAGATAGACCGATAGTGTTGCCTACATCTAATACAAGTGGTATTATGGCAAGTAATCCTTATAACCCCGGTAGTAAAATAAGCCAATATATTACTGAGAATGTAACGGTAAATGTTCCATCAGGAACTACGGCTGAACAAGCAAGAGCTATAGCTACTCAAGTTACCGAAGCTATGCAAATGCAAATTAGTTTTAATATGTTACGTGGTATTGACGGGATGAGCAATAGATAATATGGGAATAAATTTATTAGCAAAACTATCTAATATTGTCGGTGTAGGCAAAAAGATATTATTTAATAATAAGAGTCAAATAGGCGATTTAGTTATTGATGGAACGCATCTTGAGACTATTACTTATAGTAATAATATAACAACGCATCCTATTGAATCAGGAGCTTATATTGCCGACCATATTTATATTAACCCATTAAGGGTCACTATGGAATGTAGCATTACTGATTCAGCAGGTAATATAGTTGATAATTTTAGAGAGATAGGATCGTTATTTAAAGGTAATTTTCTTACTAACCTTAGCAATAAGTTTCAGGGCAAAGGAGCAAAGCAAACTGCAGCATATGAGTTTTTAAAAGATTTAGCGGGCAGTAAATCTACAGTAACAATAGTTAGTAAACTTGATGTATTACCTAATATGGCTGTTGAGTCAATTAGTATGCCTAGAAATAGCGAGACTGGGGATAGATTATATTTTACAATAACATTGCAACAAATCACTTATGCCACTGTTGCACGAACTACATCTTTAAATAATAAATATAATGTTAATGGCAAAGTTAATTTAGGTAAACAGACTAATAAACCTGTAACACAGGATGAAGCTGTAAAAGCTAATACGGCATTATATAACGCAGGGAAAATTGCAAAGAATTTTGTAAAAACTTATATACCATTTTTATAAAACTAATAATATATTATGCAAGTTATAAATTGGCCATTAGAAGAAAGTTTTTTCACTCAGGATATATTATTGGGTGATAGACCTTTTATAATGTCTGCTACATGGAATACTAGGGATGAATCTTGGGCGATTAGTCTATCTACTACAGATAATGAAATATTAGTAACTAATAGAAGAATTATTATAAATACGGATATCTTAGATAGCGTTCATTCTAAAAATAAGCCACAAGGTTATTTGATGGCTGTTCCCGTAACTCCGATTGTTGTACCTATTACACAATCAAACATGGGTATTGATATATTATTAATATTTATAGGATTTGATGAAGTACTTTGATCGTATATGTATTGTTGAAATATCACCTGATATACAAATAAAAGATTTACGAATAAAATTCGATATAAAGAAAAGTGTTTTTTCTAATCAAAATCATTGCCGTGTAGATATTACTAATTTATCACAAATAACACGTAATAAAATCACAAGCAATCAATCAAGTTTAGTAAGGATTAAAGCCGGATATATTCAAAATGGCGGAGCTATAAGTATTGGTCAAGGCAATATAAGTAATGTTATACATATACCGCAGAATCCTGATATTATAAGTACAATATATTCTAAGGATGGTTTTAATTCGATAATAGATAATAATATAAGTCTATCGTTTAAAGATAACACTTCGTTAAAATCTGTTATTGATTCTATAGCTAAGGATCTTAAGTTACCGGTTAAGTTTGCTGATTATGATCAAGGAGCTACATTTAAAAACGGTTATTCATATCTTGGATCTATACCTAATGCATTAGATCAGTTAGGAGAGCAATTTAATTTTAATTGGTCAATACAGAATGATCAATTAATGATTATTCGTAAAAATGGATCTAATAAGAATAAAAGCGTAAGTCTATCAGCTGAAACAGGATTAATAGAATCACCAGAGCTTATCATTAAAACTAAAAACTTAGATTTAATGAATAGGAATGAATATAAAATAACTGCTCTACTACAGCCTCAATTAGAAGCCGGAGACTTAATAGACGTTAAATCAAAAGTACTAAATGGTACTTTTGTGGTTAAAGAACTTAACCATCTAGGTGATACTAGAGGTAGTGAATGGTATACAAAAATTATAGTTACAAATCGTTAAAAATAGTCTATAATTTAACTTTCTTATATACAAATATAAAATCTAAGCTAAAGTTCATTAATTATGGATGATATAATAAACTTCGTACAAAAGCTGAACTCTAGTATATCTAGTGGATTACGTGTTTGTATGCCGGCTACTATTGAGTCTTACGATTATAAAACTCAGAAAGCTAGTGTTAAAATAAGCATGAAAGAGCTTTATAATAACGGTAAGGAGTTAGATTATCCTGTAGTTAATGGTGTACCCGTCGTCTTTACTTCTAGCGGTGGGGCTTCAATCACGTTACCTGTAAATAGAGGAGATACATGCCTTATAATGTTTGCAGATAGAGATATGGGAGCATGGCTTAGAGGTGGGGTTGGTGGTAAACCTGACTCAACTAGAATGCATAATTTAAGTGATGCTATAGCAATCATGGGTCTTCAACCGTTCACTAAAGTTGGCGGAGCTAAGAATAATGAAGATCTAGCTATTAACTACGCCGGATCTACTATTAATATAGCTAAAAATGGAGAGATTAATATTTTGACTACGAAAAGCGTGAATGTAAAGTCTATTGAGAATGTTAATATAGAGTCTAAGAATGTAATTATTAAAGCTACAGATCTATTAAGCGCAGATTGCAAGACTGCTACTGTAAAGATTAGTGATTCATTAAGTTTAAATGCAAAGTCAGCCTCTGTAAATATTGATGAAACATCTACTTTAAACTGTAAAGATCTTATTATAGCGGCTAGTAATGAAATAAAAACATCAGCTACTAACTTCACTCATACAGGAAAACTTACAATTACAGGAGATATTACTACGACAGGTAGTATTACATCTACCGGAGCTATTAAGTCTGGTTCAGTAACATTAGGTACACATACTCACTCTTATAGTATGCCTATAGCCGGTAGTTCTCCAACAGGAGTTACTCCATCTACCGTAGGTACTCCTACATGAGCAAGACATTTAATAGAGATTTATTAATAAGTTCAACGGGTGATCTAGCAATAGTAAAAGGTGACTTATTATTAACTGATTCAAGTAATAATACAGCACAAGCAATTAGACGTAGATTAAGTACATTTCAAGGTGAATGGTTTTTAGATGAGTCTATAGGCTTACCTTACTTCGACGATATATTGGGTAAGGGTAAATTCCTTTCAGATATAAAAGTCATCTATCTAAGGGAGATACAATCAGTACCCGAAGTGGCTGAAATACTGGAATTTAATATAGAAGAAGACCCGATATTAAGAAAACTTAAAATAAATTTTACAGTCCGTGATGATGACGGAAATGTAATAGAATTAGAGATATAAATGGTTGATTCACTACCTCCCTATGGAGTAACAGCAACAGGTTTTAATACTAAAAGCTTCAACTCTATAAAGCAAGATATATTACAAAAGCTCTATGAGGCATTTGGTACTATTAGAATAGATGAGGAGTCAGTATTTGGCCAACTTGTCGGCGTATTCACTGAGCCTACGGCTCAAGAATGGTTGGCCTTAGAAGCTGTTTATAATTCATTAAATCCCAATACAGCTACAGATTTTAGTTTAGATAATATAGCTGCTTATATCGGTATTAAGAGACTTGAGGCGACTGCTACTACAGTAGAAGCTTTATTAGGTGGAGTTAACCAAACTGTTATACCCGCAGGTAGTGAAGTAACTGCTATAAACGTAAATACAGTATTTAAGTTAGATAACGATGTAACATTAAGTAATTTACAATGCGAAGGTGCAGTAATCGATTTTAATTTTGTAGAAGGTAATATCTATCAAGTTAATATTAATGGTAATATTTATAGCCATACAGCTGCTCCACTAGAAGTAAAGGCTACAGTTACAGACGCTTTAGTTGATAGTATTAATACAGCTGCTATAGGAGCAACAGCTAGTAATATAAATGATACGTTATCATTAACTAGCAATACTAATTTAGCTTTAAACTTATTACATAATGAGAATATGTTTTTTGTAGAAATATTTTCTTATGGTACTTTTACTGCTAACGATAAAGGAGATATACCACTAGCTGCAGGTACTTTAACTAACATTCAAACACCGGTAGCCGGTTGGATATCAGTTTATAACTACACACCGGGATTAACAGGAAGAAACCTAGAAATAGACGATGAACTAAGATCTAGAAGAGAAAGGTCATTAAAACTAGCTGGTGCCGGTACTGTAGATGCTATAAGAGCTAGAATACTTAATATCGAAGGTGTAACAGCTGCTACAGTAAGCGAAAACTCTACAGATACTACAGTTGATGGATTGCCTCCGCATAGCTTCGAGTCATTAGTATTAGGTGGAACCAACCAATTGATAGCTAATACGATTTGGGGAGCTAAACCAGCTGGTATAGCAACTTATGGTAATGTAACAAATACTATTATAGATACGGCAGGTAAGACTCACATAGTTTATTTTTCTAGACCGGTTAAACTATATATATATGCAAGTATTACATTAACTAAAGATGTAAGTTTGTATCCTATCAATGGTGATGATGTAATAAAAGCGGCGGTTGTCAAGCAAATAATGAACTTAGAAGTGGGCGAAGACGTTGTTTACCAATCCCTTTATCAATCCGTTTATAGCGTGCCGGGAATTACAGCAGCAGTTATTCAAATAGGAGGTTCATTAGTTGAAACACCTCCAATTCTAGCTAGTGCTAACGTAACAGTAGGTGCATCTCAAGTAGCTGTAAGTGATGTGGCAAAGGTAACAATAGTATAATGGGATTAACTAAAATTACAAATTTAATCTCTAATGCTCAAAATAGAATGCTTGAGCAAGATAAAGAGAGAGTAAATACCAAAACTATTATTTCAACCCTTGTATCTGAAGTTCAAAAAGCCGAAGATGCAATGTATGATGTCTACACTAAATGCGGAATATATACAGCTATTGGAGCTCAATTAGATGTCGTAGGATTGCTTGTAGGAGAAGCTAGAGTCGGTAGAGATGATGAAGTCTATAGAATAGCAATACTTGCCAGAATAAAGTTAAATGTAGGAGCTGGTGAACCTAATACTATTATAGACTCTATCAAGCAATGGATGAATCCTACATTTATTGATTTTACAGAGCCAGCACCTGCATATTTTACTTTATTTATACAAAGCTCAGTTAATATATCTAATATTGCTACTATTGTAAAAGAGATATCACCAGCAGGAGTAGGTAGTACTGTAACTACATTACCATCAGGTTTACCATTATTAACATTAAGTGAAGTAAAAGGTGAACCGGTAGATTTCATGGTACAAGCTACACCACTACCATCAGCCCTTGATAGTTATAATGTTAGTGCAGCAGATAATCTAAGTATCGAAGCTTTAGGAGTTTATAGTTTTTCTGCTGGCGGAATACTAGCAGAAGTATATTTAACTAAGTCATTTTTAAATGTAGATTTTGGTGGTGCTTTATATGAGTATGATTTAGGAGATGGAAGCCAATTGGATTTAAAATTAATAAACTCTAACGAAGATTATACAGTAAGTATCTTCGGTGGAAGATTATCAGAGGTAAGAACATGATAGATGTAATAAAAAATACACAAAAAAAAATAATAGAAATAGCAACTAATAAAAAAAGTTCGAAAGATATTACTAATATTGAAGACAAATCAAGCGTAATTTTATCCGTAAATGTAGCGCCGACATCATACCCTGATTGGGCTATGACTGATGTTGTTGATCCAATAAGCGGTTCTAATAACTGCATTGAGCCGCCGAATGAAAAAAAGCAATTCGGTGCATCTTATTCAGGAGTGCTAGAGCGTAATTTTCTAAATTGGATGTTTAGAAACATATGCTTATGGATAAAATTTTTAAACGGCGCCCTTCATACTCCTAAAGAATATTTAAATGCAGAAAAACCAACCGCCAATGATTATGTAGCAGGTAAAATGATTTATATATCAGATCTAGGAGTAGGCGGATCAATAGTTTTTAGCGATGGAACTAACTGGCGTAAAGTAAGTGATAACACTATAATATAGAGAACAAACATGACAAAACTAAATAAAGAAAAGAATATGGCTTTAAAAAGCGATGATAAAAAATCCCTAGATACTCCTAATCTTGTAAGTAAACAAATAACAGATTTAGCCTTAGCTACATCATTCGATGCAGGGGATCTACTTTTACTTAGAAAGACAGGTGAAGGAGTTGACAAAGCTATTACCCAACAAACTTTCATACAAACGCTAGGAAATCCTTCAGTTGTAGGATTTATAGCTACAAGTACCGTAGCTAATCAAATTGTATTGACTCCATCTAATGATGTTGTAGTAGATAAATACTATGACCAAATGGTTGTAACTTTTATATCTCCTATAACAAGTGATGGAGCTGTAAGCATTCAGATTGCAGGATTACCTCTTAAACTATTACAGGAATTAGGTAGTACAACCACATCGTCATTAGTAACAGGTAAATATTATACTGCTATCTATAGCCTTGCTGATACTAAGTTCTATCAAACAAACTTAGTCGTTCCATATATATTCACTAATGAGTATATAGCTGCTGGAACGGTACAGCCTGGCGATGTAGCAACTAAATATGCATTAACTACGGCTATTGGTACGCCTAAGACAGTCACAGGTTATTATAACGGTATGGCGGCTCTATTTACTACGGATATAGCAAGTAAAGGAGCTATTATACTTAATATAGATGGATTAGGTGAGAAGTCATTGCAAGATCCTGAAGGAGATGGCATACCCAATAACTTGCTGGCTAAAGAAGCTATTACAGCTATTTATGATGGTACAGTATTTAGAAAACGTATGTTCTCCCAAATTGAACCACTTGACCCTATAGATCCTCCAGCTGATGAAATTATAAATGTAGGTCCTTCAAGAACTTTAAAATATGTTACTCAAGCTATATTCCAGCTTATTACTTCATACACAGAAAACGGAGGAGGTAGGAAGGTAACTATACAACTTGATTCAGATTATATATGGGGAACTGCTGAATCAGCCATATCCTATAACACACCATGGATAACAATAAAATCTGCTACATTAGGGAATAGTATTACTGAACAAGTAAGATTCATCAATTATGGAAGTGTAGTTTTTACTGGAATTTTTAATTGTAGTTTTACACATTCGACTACTATACATTTCTTAATAGATACTACAGCAACTGGAGTAAATTTGACGTTTAAGAATGCTACTATAAATAATACAGGAACTGGAGCCCCAGCAACTACTTTTTATAGTTATAGTTATACATATAATATAAGCCTTGAGAATGTAAATATTAATAATTATGATCTTATATATAGCGGTGACCATGGGGTATTCAATTACTATTCTGGTATAGTATCAATGAAAAATAATACTTCAGATACACAAGCTATAATTAATGCAGGTGGCATTGTTACTATACAAAATGTGAATTTTGGTTCAGTAATAAAAAATGCAAATACGAGCTCTTTATTTGGTATAGGAGGGCAAGCTATATTCAATAATGTCACTGTTACCTGCGCATCAAATATAAATATATTCTTTCTAACTTATCGTAGTACTGTGCAAAGCGTTCTTACTAACTGTACTATGAAAAATACAAGTACATCATTAAAACCAGCCGTAGTTGCACAAGCTGGACTAGTAATTGATGGAGGAGATTATAGACATACACTCGTAACAACAGCTAAAGATATATTTGCTGACGACTATTTAAATGCAGTAATAAGATTAAGGAATGCACCACAAGGTATAACTGATCAAACTGGTAGAGGTCAAATAATAACAGAATAAAATAAATACCTCTAGTTGCTGGGCTAAGGTTTATAATGCAATAAACGCAACTAGAGGCTCTTTACTTATAGTAAATGATAATAAACTCGTCAAGTCAAAAATATTTATTTTTTATAAAATCCCATATTTCTATAAAATTAATTATTATTCTAACGATTATTAGCCTTTAGATTCATTGTCAACTAAAGTTCTAATTAAATTACTAATAGACTTTTTAAGTTTTTCGTTTTTTAATTTTATAAAATTATTATATACTCCAGTAGCGAGTTTACAAGTTAACTCAGGAGCATAATTATCAATTTTAGGCTCTTCATAAAAATAAGATATAGGTTTTTCGAATAGTTTAGCTATTAGTTTTAACCTACCCATAGATACTTTATTTTGCCCTCTTTCGTATTTTAATAACTGTTGATTAGATACTCCTATATGTCTAACGACTTGTGTACGAGACCAGCTGTTAGATAATCTAAGTTGACGAATCTTCTCTCCCATAGCCCTATTTATAAGTACATCATCTTTTAGCGTTCTATGATCAGTCATTTTTATTCTCTTTTACTTTGTGTCATTTTCCGGTCTATCCATATATAAAATACTAGCAAAACCTATTAATACTAATGCTATAAATACAAGTATTTCAGATGTGGTTAGTGGGACTATAGGGTTTTGTTTAAACATTTCATTTAGTAGTTTTAAATCATTATGCATTACTCCCATCAGTTACCTGCTCTTAATTTAGCTAAAGCTTTAGTAACCAAGTTTTTATATTCAGCTAACTCTTTATAAGTAAAAGGATCTGATTTATTTTCTAAAATATCTAAAAGTTCAAGTCCGGTAATTTGTTTATCCTTATAATTAAAATTCATTTTTAATCTCCATGTTTTTGTTTGCCATTGATCTAGCTTACTTATACTAATACGGTATTTTAGTAACGTCAAGTTAAAAAAACTATAATTTTTATAAAAACATAAATTCACATGGTTTTAAGTTCAAAATCTCAAGCTTATCATCATTCCAAAGTATATATTCTTGAGCTCTTAACGCTCTCATTTCTTTAGGTACGTTACCTAAAAATAGTGATTTAATACCTAATTTAAAATTACCATCGTTACTATCTCTTGATGCTCTTATTTCTTTAGAAGAATTATTTAAAAATAACAATTCACCGGCTAACTGAAGATTTCCTTTATTAATTTCAACTAAAGCAAAAGAAGATGGTATAGTATGGTTACTATAAAAATAACTAACTAAAGCACATAATTTATTTTCAGATAACTCAACTTCTAAATATTCATTTAAAGCTGAACATATCGAATTTAAATCACTTAACATTAAATAATAAGCAGTTTCTGAATTTATAGTTTTATTTGAAGTTCCAGCCTTCATTAAATGGTTATATCCGACAATGCCGTTTTTTGGTGTAAGAGTTAGTTTATTAGTATTAGTTATAAAAGATTTTATATTAGCGGTTATGGAGTAGTTGTTTTTTCTTTTCATGTTTTTGTTCCTTGATTTGTTTGTTTATTTGTATTTTATGGTTTACTTCGCTTACATTTTCTGCTAAGTTCCAAACAGTACATGTTAATAGAAGTTGAGTCCATAGGACTATTATTGCTATAGTAAGTGTTACTGTCGATATTAAGTAATTCATTTTAAGTTATCTCTAGTATTTATAGTAAAATTATTAAGGTATTAGCTTATAAATATATTCACCTATTGATATTATAATATGTGTATAAGCCATAAATAGTACTGTTATGCCAAATAATATAATTGTCCTAGCTAAAATATCTATTATTTTATGTGTAATTTTTCTATACTTATTTTCAATAATATTACAAAAAATTGAAAAATGAAAACAGAGTACTAGTAATAAGTATAAACCGACTAAAGTTATATTCGTTGGTATATTCATTTTTTACTCCTAATAAGTTTTAGTTCATTTAATATGTCGTCCATTTTTTTTATGCTTTCAAAATGATATGACTTAAGAGCAAAAAAAATCATTAGTAATAGTATAAAATTTCTCATATCTGCCCTGTAATATCCTTAATACAAACTGCTAAACTATTTAATAGCTCCCTTTGATTAACCTCTTTATTTCTTAAGGCTTTCATAACTAATTCATCCATACCTCCTTTAGCTACTAAATGATTTATAACTACGGGTCTCGTCTGTCCTTGTCTATGAAGCCTTGCATTAAATTGTAAGTAATCTTCTAAGTTCCAAGTTAAACCAAACCAAATTATGTTACAGCCTCCGGCTTGTAAGTTTAACCCCTTACCAGCACTAGCTGGATGGCATAATAACATCTTTATTTCACCTTTATTCCAACGTTCAATTATATCTCCACCAGCTGTAAATACATGTGCATATTTAAACCTTTCTTTAAGACGTTTTAAGTCGCTATTAAAGTTATAAGCTACTAATACATTTTCGTTAGGATTGTCGTTTATAAGACCTTCTAATGCATCTAATTTAGAACTATGAACTTCAATGATATTCTTCTCTTCATCGTATACAGCTCCATTACAAAACTGTAATAATTTACCGGCTAAAGTTGCTGCATTTGAAGTTGTAATCTCAAAGTTATTGATATGGGTTACGAACTTTTCTTCCAATTGTTTATATTCCTTAGTCTTTTCAATGCAAACAGGAGTAATAATATCTATACGCTCAGGAAGTTGTAAATAATCTTCTAAACGCATCGATATAACTATATCTTCAATTTGTTTGTAAATAGCTTCCGGATCTTTAGGTTTAAAGTTAAACCCCATATAATCAGAATTAAAATATTTTTCTTTATAGTCTTTCATTGACGTTCCTAATCTTAATCCTCTATCCATCAAATAAACTTGAGACCAAAGATCTAATAATCCATTAGGCGAAGGTGTTCCTGTTAATGCTACTAAGTATTCGCTCTTCATTCTCTTAAGTGCATTAAATCTTTGTGTAGATGGATTCTTAAAACTTGATGATTCATCAAGGACTATCATATCAAAATTACGTTTAAATTTAGATAGCCAAACTAAGTTTTCTCTATTAATAATATAGACATGAGCTGTAGAATTAAGAGCTTCTACTCTTTGTTTTTCAGTACCAAGAATTAATGAAAACTTAAGTTGATTTAATACTAGCCACTTCGCCGCCTCAACGTGCCATACACTGGCAGCAACGTAAAGCGGAGCAACGATAAGTATAGACTTAACTTTCTGGTCTCTAAGTAATAAACTTATCGCAACTAAAGTTATAGATGTCTTGCCCATACCCATAGGTATAAAAAGACCTACTTTCTTTTTTTTATATATATGCCTTACACAATTCTTTTGATATTCATGTAATAGTAATTTTCTGCTCATTTCACATACCTACTGGTCAAGGCAGATAATGTTGCGCAAGTTCCGCTAAACAGAAATATATACCGAAAGTCTATAGTTATTAAATATCCAGCTATCATAGATCCAAATAATGAACCAATGCCCATAATAAATAATAATATTCCTAAATTAGTCCCGTAAACTTTCTTATCTTCAGACTTTTGGAATAACAAATAAGAGAATATAATTGCAGCTCCTGTCCGTTGAATGCCCCATAGACCTAATCCTATAAATACGAAGAAACTAGGTAATTCAGCTAAATATAGAAATATAACATTAAATAATAATAGCGAAAATACTGTCGTGGCTAATACTACTTTAGTATGTTTTTTATCAATTAACATACCTAAAATCGGAGCTACTAAGAACATAGCGGTATTAAATATAGAAATGGTTGATAGATATAACCAAGACGGATACCCTAGATTCTTTAAATAGAACATTAACATTCCATCATTAAATCTCCCTAAAAAGAATACAAATGCACCTAAATATATAGGGAGTAAAGCTAATTGCATCTTAGTATTTCTAAAACAACTGATCAGATGATCTTTAGCTTTTAGTAAACTGAAACTATTATCTACTGACCTCTTTATTTCACTCCCTTTAATAAAATCAGATAACACAGCGGCTATAAGAGCTAAAATAATGGATATAGAAACAATATAGTTTATATTAGATTCTAAGGTATTACCTGAACAATAAACTAAAATACTTACTAATAAAGATCCTAATACGCAACCTACTGTTTTAGAGGCATTTAGTAATCCATAGCTGAAACCTCTATCTTTAGTATTCTCTAGTATATAAGCATCTCTAGGAGTGGCAAACATACCGTTACCTACTCTTTCAAACCCTTTACTTAGAACTATAGTTAAAGAATTAGGGAAAAATAGTAGTAATTTAGATAATGCTGATAGAATTGAGGAAATAAGGAACAAATGTTTTACATTCTTTATTTTGTCGAATGCAACGCCACTTATTAATTTTATTAAACTACTTGACATTTCCATTACTCCTTCAATTACACCAAGTAGTATAAATGAAATGCCTAAGTTTTCTACTAGCATGAACGGTGCAATTGTCATACCGACAGCTGTTACAACTGCTAGTAGTGTATTCATTGCAAAGATAACTATTATTGATAGTTTTGTTGAAGATGTTATCATGATTTTAATTGTTAATTTGTTAATTATCGAAGTGTTAATTTATTAATTAAGATCTATTGCATTAGATTTTAGCCTTTCAAGAAATCCAGCGGTAATTTTATCTGCAGAATTATAACATATCTTAAAAGCATAATCACGAAAGTATATTTTTGTTTCAATGACAGAGCTTTTAAAAAGAGAAGTGCTTTGATATTTAACAAACGACTTTAAAGCTACAGTAGCTGAATTCATTTTATCGTTTGTTATTATAATATTATAAAAGCAAAACTCAGTAAAAACTAGTATTTCTAAAGATTGTTCGTCTAATTTTAAATATTTAATATCAATATCAATATCACATGAAGGGCAGTTAATATTAGTAAAATCATTACTATTCGTTACTAGACAATTTTCACATAAACTACAACGAAAAGAGTAATACTGACTAATATTATATTCAAATTCTCCTTGAGTACTAATAGTACTGTTTAAAAAACCTTCTATTTGTTGATCTCTAATTGTATCATATCTTGTGAATGAATTAATTTCATTCATGATTCGTTTTATACTCATATACTTTTCTCTAAATATTTATCAATTAATCTTTTTCCATCTTCAATATTATCTATAACAAAGACTAAACAACCTTGGTTTATTAGTAAATTAATAATCAATTCTTGTTTTTGTGTTGGTTTTTTTCCTGAGCCTTTAAACTCAATGAATAAAACTATTCCATTAGGTGTTATAAAAATATAATCCGGATTACCTACATCATATTGCGAAGAAAATTTCCTAGCAATATAGCCTTTACTTTTAGCATAACGAACAACACTTGATTGTATTCTACTTTCTAACATTATCTATGCTTTATATGCTTTGAATTAGAGTCTTTTTGGTATTTAGTTATTTCTTCGCTTATTTTTTTATTAGCAGCAATCTCTAGACTTTCGATCATTACCTTTATGCCTCCGCTTGACCATTT